CTGATGTAGAACATATCCTTCAGGGGTAGTGACCTTATAACCGTTGTCAGTCTGAACGAATGTTCTGAATTGTTCTAGGTGATCTAGTTTATCTATAACAAATTTCTTTGCTATCTGCATCTCTTTGTAGAGTGCCAGCATAGCTTTAAACTTTCTTTCGTTGTGATCAAGGAACTGTTCACTCTCATATACAAGCTGACGTTTCTTAGTTAGGTTTGCTTGCGTCTTAATCTTAGCTAACTCTTTCTTCGTCTTCTCGTGATAAAAAATAATCAAATTATCAAGTGCTCTTCTGACATTTTGAACCTCTCTACCTTCACGAATCTCATTATTAAAATACTGCTTTAAGTAAGAAGCAACGTGAAATTTTTTATCTCCTGTAGTGCCTATATTAGAAACCACAAGGTTTAAAAAATCTCCACATAAATCACACATCTTCTCAATTTTTTTAATGTGATTATGAAATTTAACAATCTCGTTACTACTTAAGGTAACACTGTTGATAGGAGTATCATTAGAAATAACTAGTACCTCTGGCACCTTTACAAAGGTATTGATAGGAGCGCCAGCACGAGCTTGCATTGACTGAAAGTCATCACCAGTATAGTGAGTATGAAAAACTACACCGATCTTCGATACCTTTGCTGCTCTACCAATAGGATGATCTATTGGAATGCCATAAGTGATAGTGTTAGGTCTAAAGGTATAAAGTTTCTCTCCATCTACAGTCTCTGTATCAAGTGTGCTGCTGGTGTATAACAAGTCACCTTGTACAATACCAGGGATATTAAGCTTACTAAAATATGCCAGTGAGAACTTAAGTTTCTCTGCCAGGTCACCCTCGTAATACATATCCACATCTATATCGCTGTAACAAGCTTTAGGTGTCTTGGCAAATACAGACTTAGTACCCACGAAAAACATACCATTTTGAGGATTCTTTCCGCAGATGATAGAGGGAGCGCCATCCCATTTGGTCTGCATAAATCCATCCGACTTAGACTTTTTACCCAGCATTGCTAACAGTTCTTCAAGAAATGATACTGCTGCCATACATCCATCGACGCCGTAGTTCAGCATCTCATCTTCAAGATGCTCCAGGTGCTTAAGCTGTTTTACATTTGCCATTAGTCGTCGTAACCTTCGTCTGATGTACTGAACAATAGTTCATCTTTAAACTTATACGCTGACTGCAATTTGTCTGGCCAAGGTAAACTGCTACCAGATGTATCACGAATATTAAATTTCAACTCCATAACTGGTGTCTTCACTGTAATATCAACACGTTGACCAGTACCAGTTTTACCTCCATAATGAACTATGACAGATGTAATGTTAGTTGCATCATCACATTTCTGTTTAGTCATAGGAAAGCTTTTTATCTTTCCACCAGTCTGCAAATGAGTATAGTGGTATCCATACCCTATAGATCCTCGGATCATACTTTGCAGTAGTCCTCTATTATACGTAGGGTTTGTAACGTTACCGCCACTGACTACTTCACCCGCAAGAGCTTCTTGAAATATCTTACAAAGTCTTTGATTATCTATACCAAACGTTTCAAGAACTTTCAATCCAACTTGATTGGTAATTTTTCCCACAGACAATTCACTCTGAGGAAATATTTTTTTCATACCTAAGTTGGACATCGTTGTTGTCCCACCTTTCTTTAGAGAAAGATAAATTTCCTGATCCGCTTTCCCTTTACATTTAGTTTTCAAGGTCAAGTCAGTGACAATAGAACCAATGTCATAATTGGTTGCTGTAGCATCACCAACTTTCCAACTAGTACCAGAAAATACTAATGGTCTTTTCTTGTTCAACTCACCTTCAGAAACAAGAACAAACTGACAGTCATTTAAATCATACGTCTTAACAAGATCTTCAATAAAAGCTTTGTATGGATTGTTAGTATATTCATTAGTCTCAATCCAATCATTTAAACCATTCTCCAACTGCTTCTCAAACAAGTTGCCTGTGTTTGATGCACCACGATTACCTCTGCTACCATCGCCTGCAGTAAATTTAAGATTACTTATCTTTAACTTCGTCTTCAATTGCGCTTCTGTAAACTGTCCTTTCAATGCACGTGCATACTTAACATCATTCTTCCTGTCAGAAGCGAAAGCAAGTGGATCGGGAAGCAGTTTCCCATACTCAGTCACTAGATAATTCCACAGTCGTGTCGCCTCAATAGCGGACTGCGGATTCATATGGGACACAGCTGCGCTGAGTTCCTTATAATCTTTAGGGATGACGTTGTATGCCATAAAAAAAGACCCTCCGATGTATTTATCAGAAGGTCTTTAGTCTATCAGAGGTGCCCGTTGTTTTCAAGCCATTCTCGGGTCATCGGGGTCAGTTCATAATCTGACCACATCGTACCAGCAGCGCAAGACTCAAGTGCATTTTGTGTCATACTCTCAGTTCGTGCTGCCCAAAACGCTTCCTTCTCCCAAGGAATAGCACTAGGTTGACTTCTGTAGGTATCTTTAGCCATATCTTGCCAGATCTGAGGAACGTCTTCCTCATTATGAATGATACCAATAAAGTTATTATTGATACCACCTGCCATACAATCCTGTGCAGCGTGCCATCCTTCGTGACGGACAACACTCATCAACACTCCAGGACGATGAACATATCTTTTGTTAAGATAGAAGTGATTGCTAACAGTATGATAGACACCACGATGTCCTACTGGAAAATACTTTTCATCAGCAAGATACACATTAACTCCAACCTGTCCGAATGCAACCATAATTTGATTGAACTCAGCTGAAACAAGGTCCCAATTAGAATCAGGATATGCTGAACGAAGATCACCAGAACTATGAATTTGATCAATGCCTTCAGTGCATTCTTTCAAAAGCATACATCCCATAGCATCCATCGAGAAGTATCCCTTGGTAGGTTTAGCGATTACTGGTGACAGCAATGCAGCTGACAGACCTAGAAGGGTGCTAAGAATAATAGCGCGTTTCATTTTTTGTCCTCGTAATAAAGATCTAGTTTAGAGTCAAGTTGTCCAATCACTTCGCGAAGTTTTTTGATGCGATAGGGGCAACAGGTTTCATCTGTTGTATAGTCTCTCTGCTCACGAATTAGTGCTTGCAGAATTGATACCGCCATTTCAGGGGTAAGTTCTAATTCAATCATCAGATGTCATCCGTCTTACGATTCTCGGAACGATAGATATCAAACGAACCTTCTGGATATCGGGAAAGAAGTTTGACCATATTCTGTGTCAGGATGTGATCCAGAGTTACGTCAAGACAAATACAAGCTTGAGTGACATACCACATCACATCTCCCAACTCCTTAACCATATGAAGTTTATTATCGTTGGTAAGTTCTTTACCTTGGAAAGCAACCTTCTTAACGATCTCAGTAAACTCCCCACCTTCAGCACTGATACCTACAGCAGCAGTTAGAAGACGAGCGATAGGCACACCCTGTTCTTGCAAATCTTGAATGCGACGAATAAACTCGTCATCATTCTTAGAGGGAATACTTGTAACTTCGTTTACAAACTGAGCATACTTAATGAAATCAACTTCTTGATTGTCGGGGGTTTTCATACTACAAAATCGGAAAATTTGGATTGAGATTCCTTAGAGAAATCTGGTTGGAAATTTGTCGTGTTGGCAACAGCCTCAGAGTCTTGTTCCTGCTGCACATCATACAGCTTCATCTTCGCTCTGTCAATACCTATGGTGAATCTTTTGAAGATGGTCGGGTCATTGTATCTGTTCTTGAGTTGCTTGACCATAATCTGGTTCTGCGCCTCAAGTTCTTCAGTAGAGATAAGAGCAAACATAAGATCCGCAGTGGCAGGTAGACCAAATGACTCAGAGGTGTCGGTAAGATCAACGTCAGAATTGCCATACCCAGACCTAGTAGTCTGAGTAGCAGATACAATTGGTAAATTAAACTCGACAGCAAGACCCCGAAGCTCTTCTGCAATTGCTTTAACATACGTATAAGAATTGACAATTGCGCCTTTATACCTAGAGGATGCGCAGATATTTAGATAGTCAATAAAGATAATATCTGGACTGAAGGATTTTTTTAATGCTAGTTCACTGAGAAGTGCACGAAAATGCCCAACGTGAGCAGAAGCTGTAGGATACTCTTTGATAATAAACTTACCTTCTGTCTTACGTGACAGGTCAGCAACCTTAGTTTCAAATAGCATCCTAGGCAATTCAGCAATGTCTTTGATGTTTACATTGAGAAGATTAGCATCAATACGTTCAGCAATTTTCTCCTCTGACATCTCCATCGTGATGTACAAGACGTTCAGACCCATCGTCAAGCAACCAGCTGCTTGATGGCACATAAACAGACTCTTGCCCACTCCTGTACCTGCCAGAGCAACGTTCAAAGACTTGTTAACCAGTCCACCCTTGGTGATCTTATTGAAGAAGTCCAAGTCAAAAGGAATTCGATCCTCATTCTTGGTATAGAAATCAAAACGTTCTTCATAATCTTCCAGGTAGTCGTGACCAATATGATCATCGAAAGAAACAGACAAAGCTTCCTTCAGAATGTCAGGGATAGAATCTCGCGACTTCTGTTCATCCTTGCCATCAGCAAGTTTAATGGACTGCATCAATGCCAAATAGATGGCACGATCCTTACACCACTTCTCCGTGGCATCCAACAACCAGTCCTTTGTTGGATCTTCTACTACATCCTGGAAAGACTTACAGACACTTCGGACTTCACCAAACGTCTGATCAGAAACATCGTCCCGTCCTTCGACTTCAATAAGAACAACCTCCGTGGTCGGGAGACGGTCATACTTATCAGCGAACTTTCTGATCTCTTCAAAAATGATCTTTTCGTTAAGTTCTTCATAATATTCAGATTTAATAAATGGTAAGACCTTACGAAAGTAGTCATCATTTCTGAAGAGATTTCGTAAGATCGTTTGTTCAATGCGTTCATTCACCGTATTTAAACTCCTTTGCAGCTGCTTCATCCAGAGCTTGCATCACTTCATCGGTGAAATACTTTTCGGGTTCTGCAAGGATCTGTTTAGGATAAAGAGACTTGTCTCCAATCTTGTAACGATTACCCACTCGCTCAAAGACTCCATACTCATCGCCAAGTTCTAGCAATCCAAAGTAACGGTCAAGTCCACGCTCGTCATAAAATAGGCGTGTCTTCACTTTACTATTTTCTTTCGTGAATCTAGACTTTTTATTTGTAGCGGTGATAATGTTACCGACAACCTCAGTACCGTCTTTCTCTTTCGCCTTCGACAAGAAGACAATGTTGGAAGCTGCATACTTAAGTCCTGTACCGCCGCCCATTTCTTTTGTTGGAACATAAGCACCAACAACTTCATAAGTGTGATTGGTAACAATCAAAGGAATGTTTGCTCTACCAAGATTAAGAGTCAACACTCGGAAGATGGATTTGATGACCTGTGCTCTAGTCATATCACGGGTCTCTTTTCCTGCTGCAGAATCTTCCATCTCTTTAGATGTAGAAAGATTGCCTAGACTATCCAGGACCATAAGCAGGGGAGGACGATCAGCTTCTTTAATCTTTTCGTACTCGCTAACAATTTTCATAGCTTGTGTACGAAATTCCTGCACAGTGACGACAGGAACTAGTCCCACACGATCAGTATCGATCGCACGGTCTGACATCATATCTTTGGAGATAGCAGATTCAGACTCAAAATAAATGACATTACCTGTAGGATTAGCGTTAAGGAAAGACCGAACGATACTAAGAGCAAAAAAAGTTTTTCCAGTGCTTGATTCTCCTGCAAGAGCGGTGACTTTGTTTGAAGGAATACCTCCAAAGACCGAACCACTAACAAGGGCATTGAAAATATAAGAGCCAGTGTCAACCCAACCAGCAAGGTCACCTGAAGTAACCCCGTCGCTAACAACTGAAGCATACTCATTACCAATTTCCTTGATAACGCTATTCAAAAACGACATTAAAAAAATTCCAAAAGACTACCAGAGCGTTCCGGCTTCCAACCAATGCATTCTAACACGGAACGCAGAGGTTCGTAGAACGACTTGTTAAATTGTTTGTCAAAGTCAATGTACTGTTCCAACCCAAACTCTTGGGGCAGCTCCTGGAAAAAGGAGATGACGTTCTCGCCAAGGATGTTTGGTTCTTTCAAGTAAATGAATTTGATCTTCTCGCCCTCTTGAATGCGAGCGTGTTTGTTTTCGATACCGTACTTTTTAATGTAGTAGTTGTACAAGAGAGAACCACGTACGTGAATAGGACACCCCTTCTCATAAATGTTTTTGGGATGTGAATACGTACCGAGGTTATTACAACCACGAGGGAAAGCAATCTCAGAGATAGTTGCTTGCCTAGTTTCTTTCTTACACTTATCGATAAACTCGATGACGGTATCATTGTCCGAAGACATAATCAATCGGTAAGCTTTCTTGAGACGATCACGAAAGAATTGAGGGACTGATGAACGGGCAGTTTCCAAACCCATAATTTTCATCTTAGGTTCTTTATAAGCAACCCCCTCACTGTTCCAAACGTTGAGAATGTATCGCTTCTTGGCAGTCCAGATGCCACGGTCAGCAATGTTCTCACGTTTCATAATCATTTTTTGATCGTATGCCGAAACGTACGACGCAAGTTCTTGATATGAACGTTCGATAAAAGGTTCCAGTTTCTCTTGGCAGATCTTATCAAGTATGGAAACAATTGCTGCTTTGTTGCTAGACTTATTACTAAAAAATTTAGTAACAAGAGGTCCCATATTAAGATAAATTGAATCAGTGTCAGATGCAATTACGTAGTCCTCACCTTCTGTGGAAAGCGTTTTATTTAGGTACTCATTAATCTTCAGTTCGATCCACCGAATCGAGACTTGACCGCTGAGAGTAATCGCCTCAGCATTCGCCAGCTTGTAGTATCGGAAGTATTCGTTTCCGATAGCACCGTATGCTGAGTTAAGTTGGATCTTACGTGCCATCTGGAAGTTGTTGTATCGAGAAATTCTCTTTTGAACATCCAGGGTCGGAGAAGCTTCGTATTCTTGTTTTGCATCCAGCATCTTACGCTTGTAAATCGATCGTTCATCATAGATTTTCTCCATTAGTTCAGGTAAAAACCCACGCACGTCTTTACGATACTGAGCGCCATTAGCACAAACACAATACTCACCATCAATATCAATCTTCTTATTAAGAAGACCATCAACTGTGGCAGAGGGATGACGAACATCCATCAATGTCTCAGGTGAGATATTGTACTGCATAATGAGGTGGGGATACAGAGAGTTAAGGTCGAAGTTTACGACCCACTCATATATTCCAGCTATAGGTTCCTTTACGTAAGCGCCAGCATACTTGTCTTTTTTGACAGACGTTTGCTTGGGAGGAATTGCAATATTCCTTTTACGTAAGTAGTTATAAATGATTGCGTCCCACATACGAACCTGTGAGAACACATCTTCAAGATTAACCTTAGCATCATACGCTAGAGTGAATGCAAGATCCATCAGCTTCATCTTGTCTTCTAGTTGGTCTACAAGACGAACGTCAATGATGTTGTATTCAACGAACTTTTTCCAGTCGTTTGTATAGAACTCTTTGAAGGTATCAAACTCAGAGTGATCGAGTTTTTTTCTACCTAGTTCTACAAATGCAATATGATCTAGGCGATAGGACTCCTGGTTTGTATAAGTAAATTTCTTATACAGATCCAGGTAGTCCAACACCGTGATCCCCGAAACATCATAAGAGATGTTTTTACGACCTTGAATATAAATTTCACGGGAACTAAGAAGTTTCCAAGGTGAAAAGAGTTTCGTAGTCTTGTCTCCAAGAATGCGAGCAAGACGATTACAGATGTATGGAACGTCGAACAGATTGACATTCCACCCTGTAATTACGTCGGGATAATTCTCGGTCCACCAAGCGAGGTACCTCTGAAGGAGCTCCTGCTCGTTAGCGCAATGTGTGTACGATACATCAGCCTGTGGGGTCTGGAAGGGGCGTGAACCCCAAACGTGGTAGATCCCTGTAAAACTGTCCTTGACTGTGATAAGTAAGATCTCCTGATCAGCAGACTCAATGTCGGGAAAACCATTCTCTGCTGCGGTTTCAATATCGATCGTAAACACACGGATCTTACTAGGATCATACTTGACTTCACCAGGGAAGTTGTCGCTGATCCATTGATAGAGGTACGCTTGATTACCATATACGGTGAAGTTTTCAACGTTCTCGTAACGTTTGCAGAATTCTCTGCTGTCACGAATACCGCCTGGACGGATAGGTTTAACAGTGTCACCCTCAAGTGTGGTGTACCCTGTATCCTCTCCGTTATTACTTCTCACATATAGGGTGGGATAGAACTCGTCACGAAGACGAACCTCTTTGTTTCCATCCCACCCGCGAACAAGAATGCGATCACCAACTTGATCAACGTTCTTGTAAAATTTCATCGTAAGCTTTGACTAGGTGCGAATTTGGTTCAACAAGCGTGAGAATCGTATCGCTGTGGATCATCATCTCATCTTGTATGGTAACACTCTTAAGGAAGCGTGTCAAGGTTCCGTCTTCATCTAGTTCATACGGTTTGACAAGCAACACATCGGGTTCTCCAGGAAGATCAGCCCCCGTCTCCTCCATCTGTGTCAGGAGCACTTTGTTGTTCTTCAGCAGGACGACCTGCAGTGAGTTGCTCGTCTTCTGCTCCGAATCGTTCGACATAATGATCAGTTAGGGCTTGTAGGGGGTTAGTAATAGTAGTGAAGCTGTGTTCTTTAACAAGGAACCGACGCTCAGAAGACAAAGGTGCCCAGTTCTCAAACGTAACGTTGGGACCTGCTTCAGGGTCTTCCATATTTTTCATAATTCGCACGATCTGAGGGTCGCGCAAGATGAAACCAACGTCATCGCTGGTCTCAGAACGTGTCTCATAGACATCAGCGATGACATCCTCACCGCTTTTCATCAGAATCAGTTGGATCGACATATTAGTTCTAGGTGAATCTCTATTATAAAGGACCCCTCGACCGAAGTCAAGGGGTCCAGTTGGCACGCAGGGGGTCACACGTATTTAGAGGAAATCCTGACGTTGGAAATGTTCAGGTACTACCTTCTGTAGGGTGACGGATAACAAACCGTCCTCAAATTCAACTGCATCGACTCTCCAATCTTCAGTCAAAGTCCAAGCTCGAGTGAAACTACGTTGCGCGATTCCTTTATGGGAATA